CCAAGGTCATTGACTTTTGGTTCAACAACGCTGAAGATGATGTTAAACTTTTAGAGCACGCGGATGATTAAGTTGAAAGACATAATTACTGAAGGTAAAGGTAAACAAATCGGTAGTATGTGGAATGGCATAAAAAAAGAAAATGCCAAAATTAGAGCTGATGCTATCAACAAAGCAAACAAAAAAATAGAAAAAAATCTTCAAAAATTAGTTGGAGTAAGAGTTTGGGATAATAAAGTAAAGGTAAGTGGTGTGATAACATCTGTTAGATTTGACAATAAGATAAATGCCAAACCTGATTCTATGGGGTTTGTTAATGCAGGTGAAGTTAATAAGTTCTCTGCTGTGATTAAATGGCATAGTGGTAAAAAACAAGTCGTTACTGGACCTTATTTGTTTGGTGATGAACCAATATTTTTGGATAAGTAGGAGTGTAGGTTATGAGTTTTTTAGCAACATTAGGAAAAGCCGCTGGTAGTTTACTTGGTGGTGATGCAATTAAAGACATTGGAAATATAGTAGATGATTTACATACTTCTGGTGAGGAGAAGGAAGAAGCAAAACAAAAGATTACACAGATATTAGCACAAGCCGAACAGGCTGCTCAAGCTCAAGTATCTGCTCGTTGGGAAGCTGATTTAAAATATGGAAGTTGGTTAAGTAAAAATATTAGACCACTAACATTAATTTTTCTTACAGGTGTATTCGTAGTGTTAAGTGTGTTTGATGGTAATGCTGGAGAATTTAAAATTGGTGAGGCATATGTGCCAGTTTATCAAACTCTACTTATGACTGTATATGCTGCTTATTTTGCTGGTCGTTCAATAGAAAAAGTTAAAAAGGTGACTAAATGAAAAACAAAATAAAATTGATTCTCTCAGTTACTTTTTTATTTAGTCTATTAACATCAATTGAGGCTAGCGATAAAACTAAAGCAAAACAGGCAAAAAAACACAAGTTTAATAAACATACTTCTACTTGTAATTGTGGTGTTATACCACCGAAACCACCAAAATTTAGATTTTGGTATAATTGGAAGTAAAATGATTAGTTTAAAAGATTTCTTAAATGAAGGTATCCCAAATTATTTTCGTGGATATTTTGATAATGTAAATTCTAATTTAGAGAGATTAGAAAAAAATGTTAAAGTGCTTATAAAAGATTTAGGTAAAGACGGTTTAAAAAAAGAATCTGTTGAACTTGCTTCTTTATATAAAAAACATATAATAGAATTTAAAGTAAAGATGAAACAATTTGAGAAAAAATATCGTGATTAAATTAAAAGAATTATTAAACGAAGGTGATTTAAAAGAAGTTAAATATCAAATTAAACATTTGAATGAATATCTAAAATCTCATGAAGAAGCCTTAAAAAAATATAAAAAATGGTTTAAGTTAATAAGTAAAAAGCCAAAGAATATTTCAGTCAGAGATGCTGAAAGTTTAATGGAAAAACATAAAGATTTATTATCATCTCAATTTAATAAAGAAACATACTTTATGATAGAAAATTTAATTGAAGAAGTAAAGGAGCTTGAAAATGATTAAGTTAAAAGAATTATTAAACGAAAAAACAGTATCTATGGGACAGGTTCATTCCAATCCATATGCTACATCTTTTAAGTCTCCTCAACAAATAAAAGAAGATGGGCACACCGATGTCCCATCTGCTATAAGAAAATTAAAAACATCTATTGAAGATGCTAATGAAATTATAGCAAAACTACAAGGTATATCAGACGAACAACCATTACCAAGTTGGTGGACAGATAAGATTACTCTTTCTGCTAACTATTTAAACAAAGCTCGTGATTACATATTAAATCCAAAGGAATCATAATAGTATAATATTTATAAGTATGAAAGACCAAATTACATATAACGGAAAAAAATACCAACGAGTAAATGAAGCTAGTATGGAACTCAAAAAATTAGAAGATGCTATTAAGATGTTTCAAAAAAAAATTAAGAAACAAGGTAGAGTTACTAATGCTAGAGATGAAGACCACCTTGAGAATCTAATAAAGATTTACAAACAAATGGGTGGGAAAAAAATAAAAGAATCTGTAAGTGAAAGTCTTGATAGACGAGTAACTGTAAAAGAAGTTCGTTCTTGGTTAAAAAAGTTAGAAGAGTTTCGTTATCGTAAAGTTAGGAATGTTGATGCTAGAAGAGTTACCTCTTTTATAAATAGCAATCTAAGTGAAACAGATTTACCAAGTTCCTTACAGAAGAAGTGGGAACACGCTAAATATGGTAGAGAAAAACATTTAGCAGACAAATATATTAAAGAAAAAATTACTCAAAACGAGGGTGTTGAAATGAAAAACATTAGTTTAATGGGAATGGTTGAAGATATTGCCGTTCGTGAGGAAAGACCACAAGTAAACAAGTTCGAAGTAATCGAGGCTGTAAGAAACTATCAGACAGTAGGAGAAACACTATTTAAAGATAATGGTATAATTGAAGTGGCAAAACAACTCGTTAGTATTGCCGAGTCTGCTCAAAATCATGTTTTAAGTGAAACTGATGATTGGTTTGACGCCGTTTCTGTTAAAAGAAACATGAAAGAATTAAAAGGTTTAACAAGTCAATTTAAGAAAGCTGCTTTAGAAGCTAATTCTGTTAATGAAAGATTAAATGCCCTTTATGAAGATATGGGACATATTTTAAATAGATACTATGATATTGAAGAGGCTCTTGATCCTGTTGGAAAAGAAGATGATGATATTGACAATGATGGTGATGTTGATGATAGTGATAAGTATTTAGCAAATCGCCGTAAAGCTGTAGCCAAGGCAATTAAAAAGCAAAATGGAGATAAATAATACATTTATTTATGTTTCATTAATTTTATGGCAAATAGGTTTTATTATAGGAATATTATTAAAGTTATTTTACAAACCAAGTGGGAAAAAATTTTTACCAACTGCTGTACAACAAACAGTACCAGCAGTTGAGGTGGTGACACCAAAAAATAAACCTGGTCATATTGATGTTGAAATGAAAAAGAATATATCATTACAAAAAGCTAAAGTGTCATCTGTTAAATCAGATGAAGTGATTAGGGGTAAAGTGTCAACACAAAAAGATAAACTTAAACAACTGAGAAGGGGTTAATAATGGCAAAAGGATTAGATTGTGGGACATCATTTTATATTGCTGCCACAGAAGATACAATTAAAAAACAAAGGAATGCGTTTTTGACTGTTGATGGTGAGGTAGGTCAAGTAAAAAGAATGTTAAAAAGACAAGGGATTCCTTTTGTAGAGAAAGCTGGTAAGATACATATTGTTGGACAACACGCTTTTAATTATGCTCAAATATTTTCAACAGCAGAACTTAAACGACCAATGAAAAGTGGTTTGTTAAATCCTAATGAAAAAGATTCTTTACCTGTTTTAAATGCTATAATAGGTGAATTATTAGGTAAGGCTAAAGATGATGAAACTTGTGTGTATTGTGTTCCATCTAAACCCATAGATGTCCAACGAGAAGTTTCATATCACGAAGATGTATTGAGAACGATAATAGAACAATACGGATATTCCGTAAAAAAGATAGAAGAGGCAGTTGCCATTGGGTATGAGGGTTTGGTTGATACTCAACTAACAGGTGTGGCGATTTCAATGGGAGCTGGAATGTGTAACATAGCCGTTATGTATCAAGGGATGACTGCCCTATCTTTTAGTGTAAGTCGTGGTGGTGATTGGGTTGATGAAAATGTATCAATGGACACAGGTGTTTCGAAAGCTAAAGTAACAAATATTAAAGAAAGCTCAAGTACATTAGACCTTTCTACTGCCACTTATCAGAATATTTATGAGGAAGACACCGATGAGGCAAATGTTTTAATTGCTATTCGTTCTTATTATGGTGCTCTTATCAACTATCTTTTAACTAATCTAAAAGTTCAATTTGAAGGTGTAGAAAATGTTCCCAACTTTCCTGAAGCTGTTCCTATTGTAATTGGTGGGGGAACTTCTTTAGTAAAAGGATTTTTAGATGTTTTTAATGAGCAGTTTGACCAAGATGAGTTTCCAATACCAATATCCGAGATAGTTCATATAGAAGATGCTCATACAGCAGTTGCTAGAGGATGTTTATCTGAAGCACAATTAATTGAAGAAGATGACGAAGAATAAAAAAAGAAAAGGTTATTATATGTTCAAAAACAAAAAAAAGTCTAAAAAACAAAAGCCCACATTACTTCATGTTGAAATAAAAAATAATAGTGTGGAGAGAGCTTTATCTGAATTCAAAAAAAGAGTTAAAAATTCAAATCTATTAAAAGAACTAAGGGATAGGGAATTCTATACTAAACCATCTGTTATCAAAAGGAAGAAAAGAAAACTAAGATTACAAAAAGTAAAATCTCTTCATTCCAACTAGTTTTTCTTTTTTTACTTATACTTATATATAACCTCAATACTCTGTGGTGTACAGAGTCTAATAAAATTAATCCTTAATTAAAGTTTCAGAATAACTTTATTCCACTATATAAAATAGTACGGAGACAAATATGTCTGATTTATTAAAAGAAGCTATCGCTGATGCTAAAGCTGTTCGTGAAACTGCTCTGCAAAACGCTAAAATGGCTCTTGAAGAAGCATTCACTCCACATCTAAAATCTATGTTGTCCGCTAAACTTGCTGAAGAGGAAATTGAAGAAGGTGCACATGAGGATGATGAAGATGATGATATGGAAGAAGGAATGCATGATGACAAAGATTCCCCTCGCCGTGAAGACGATGATGAAGATATGGAAGAAGGAATGCATGATTCACCTAGAAGAGAAGACGATGATGACGAAGATATGGACGAAGGTATAATTGAAGTTGATGGTGTGAAGTATGCTCCTATCCAAGAAGATGATGTTGAAGAAGGAATGCACGATTCACCAAGGCGTGAAGACGATGATGACGAGGATATGGATGAAGAGCTAGACCTTGAAGCTGTCATTAAAGAGCTTGAAGAAGAGCTAAACGAATCTGAACCAGTTGATGAAGAAGAATCTGTTCAAGAAGGTGCTCATGAAGATGACGAAGATGATGAGAAGAAAGATGAGTCTGTGAATGAAGAAGAAGAACTTGACGAAGAAGAAGACCTTGAAGAGCAATCCAAATCATCTGGTATCGGTGCTGCTGACAACAAAGTCGTTCAACCCTCTGCCGCTGACGAAGAAGATCCTGGTAAAGGTAAGATGAAAGAATCTGTTGAAAAGCTAGAAGGCGAGCTTAATGAATATAAAGAAGCTGTCACTTTCCTAAGAGACAAGCTTCACGAAGTTAACATCCTTAATGCTAAACTTCTTTACACAAATAAGTTGTTTAAAGAATTCGTATTGAGTAATGACCAAAAGATGAAGATTGTTGAGACTTTTGATAGGGCTCAAACAACTCGTGAAATCAAGTTGGTTTATTCTACTCTTGCTGAATCTTATAAAGATAACGGAAATGAGAAGAAGAAAGATACTGTTAAGGAATTTGCTAGTAAGAAATCTGGTGGAACTGCACCTAAGACTAAAATCATTAGTGAGGAAAGTCAAGTGGCAGATCGCTTTAAGAAACTTGCTGGTATACTAAAATCTTAAACCGCTTAATTGGAGAACGATAAAATGAGCGAATATATAAACGAATCTCTACTTGATGCTTCACCTATGAAAAAGCAAAAAGATGAGAGCGCTAAACTCGTTACTAAGTGGGAAAAATCTGGACTTTTAGAGGGAATGGAAAATGATTGGCAGAAATCTGGTATGGCTGTATTGCTAGAAAACCAGGCTCGTCAATTAATTTCTGAGAATTCTAAAACTTCACCTAACACCGGCGGTGGTGTTGGAGATGAAGAATGGTCAGGTGTTGCCCTACCTTTGGTAAGACGAGTATTTGGTAACATTGTTGCACAGGAACTTGTTTCTGTCCAACCAATGAATTTACCTTCCGGTCTTGTATTCTATCTTGATTTCAAGTATGGATCAAGTTTCGGTAAATTTACTTCTGGAAATTCAATCCACGGCAAAACTGGTCCTAACTCACCATCTGGTTCATCTGCTCCTTTCGGAGAAGACTCTGGTCTTTATGGTGTAGGTAGATATGGATTTTCAATTAGTGCTTCCACTGCTACGATTGCTTTCGGTAATGCAGTTGGTGGTACTAAAGCTACACTAGCTGATATAGACTTTAACTCAGAAGTTTCAAGTTCTATGGCTACTGGTCACGCTTTCTTTAAAATAACAGGTAGTATTTCTGGTCTAACTAGACCTGATAAGACTGCTGTTAGAGCTTGGGATATTTCAGGTCCTGCTACTAGTAATGCTAAAGAGTTTCCACAATTCAGATCGATTAGTGGTAACACTTTAACATTGATTGTATCATCCTCTGCTGTTGCTAAAGCTACTGGTTCGTATTCTGTCGATTTTGTACAGGAAACAAATGCTGGTAACAGAGGTGACTTTGAAGATAGAGTTGGTGATGCTACAACTAACCAGTTGAACATTCCTGAAGTTAACCTTGAAATGAGGTCTTTACCAATTGTTGCTAAAACTCGTAAGTTGAAAGCTGTCTGGTCACCTGAGCTTGCTCAAGACTTGAACGCTTATCACTCTGTTGATGCAGAAGCTGAATTAACATCTATGTTAAGTGATTACATCTCAATGGAAATTGATTTGGAAATTCTTGATATGTTGATGAATGATGCTGTAACACAGGATTTTTGGTCAGCAAAAGCTGGTGAGGATTTCGATTCTTCTGAGAATAGTGGTACTGGTGGATTTGTAACAACTACTTTCTACGGAACTCGTTTCGAATGGTATCAAACTCTTGTATCCAAGATTCAAAAAGTATCAAATGAAATTCATCGTTTGACACTTCGTGGTGGTGCTAACTTTGTGGTGTGTTCACCAAAAGTCGCAACTATCCTTGAATCACTTCCTGGATATGTAAGTCAACCAGGTGATGGTGGAAATGATCAATTTAGCATGGGTATCTCTAAGATAGGTCAAGCTGCTGGTCGTTACACAGTCTATAAGAATCCTTATATGACTGAAAACCAAATCCTTGTTGGATTCAGAGGAAGTAACTTCTTAGAAACTGGTGCTGTATATAGTCCTTATGTACCGTTAATCACAACTCCATTGGTATATGATCCTTCCGATTTTACACCAAGAAAAGGTGTGATGACTCGTTACGCTAAGAAGATGATTCGACCTGAGTTTTATGGTATTATTAAATGTAAATCACTTGATTTAGTTTAATTGTATACATAATACTAATCAATAAAAATGGGGAGACTTTTGTTTCCCCATTTTTTTCATATTTATTTATGAATGTTAATTAACAGGCCTTTAAGGCTACAATAGATTTTCCCGAGGCTGGGTAAATCGAGGAGAAAATCAAAATGGCAAATAATATTACAAAAGTTACAAATGTAAATGGGAGCACAATGAACCTCGGTGACATTGAAATTGCTGCTATTCGTGGTGTTGAGCAAGGGTTGACACAGTTGAAAATGTTAGATGTGAAGACTCAAACTGATACTGCTACAGAAGCATTAAGTGAAGGTGATGCTGGTAAATTAATCGTAATACCTAATGTTGGTCAGGATAGTGTATATTCACTTCCAGCACCAAAGGTTGGATTACATTTCCATATCGTTGGTTTCGGTGCTTTAGCTGCTGATGGACACGATGTATCATTTCATACTAACACATTGAATACTGATTTCTTTCATGGTGCTGTAGTTCACCACGACACAAATCAAACTGGTCAAACAACATCAATTGTTTACGGTGATGGTGACAGTAATGATAAAATCAAATTGGATATTCCACAATTCTTTGACATAAACTTCTTAGGAAAAACTGCCTCAAGTTGGTATGTTTGGGGACATTCAGCTAGTGATACAATAATCACTATCGGAGACTAATAGTTAATCTTAACTGTTGAACAAAATACACAAGGGGATGGTCAAACATCCCCTTTTGTTTTATATAATTATAATATTTATATACGAGGAATATTATGCCAAAATTAGATTATGCCTATAAAGATCCGTCATCCTTTACATCTGGCCACACACCATATGGTACATATGATGCCGATGCTACTTTTCAAACTGATATAGTATCTGTAACTAAGTGGTGTGCAAAGAGACTCGGTTTTCCAGTATTACAACTAGAAATACCGAGTGGTTCAATTTATGCCTGTTTTGAAGAGTCAATTAATGAATACTCTCAACATATAAATAATTACAATATTAAGAATTGGATGTGGGAACAATACGGTGAGAAAAGTAGAATATCAGGTTCTTTAAGCACAGGTTCTTCTGATCCAGTCACTCCATCTCTTGGACCTTCAGTAACCCTATCTGATAAATATGGACAAGTAGTTGGTTTAAATGAAAACTATGATTTAAAAAAAGGATATATTGTTTTATCTGGCTCACAACAAGATTATGATTTACAAGATGTGTGGGCTGCTGACAATGAAAGTGGGAATAGAATTGAAGTTCATAGGGTATTTAATCATCAACCTGCTGCTGTATCAAGATTTTATGATCCTTATGCGGGAAGTTTTGACCAAAGACAACTTCTTGATGCCTTTGGATTCGGAAATGTTTCTCCAGCAATATCATTTGTGCTTAAACCAATTTCTTATGATTTAGCTCGAGCAAATGCTATAGAGACATCAGATTTAGTAAGAAAGAGTGCTTACTCATTTGAAATACATAATAATAATTTGAGAATATTTCCTGAACCACAAGAGGGTGATGCTGGGGAAAAAATATGGTTTGAGTATTATGTTAAAGATGATATTAGAAACACGAACAATGTTAGTGCTTCTTTACAAGGTGGTGTATCAGATCCGTCTAATGTACCATATAAGTTTATTACATATAGCTCTATCAATCAACCTGGTCGTCAATGGATTAGAAAGTATACTTACGCTCTATCGAAAGAGTTGTTAGGTATTATTAGAAGTAAGTATAGTTCTATGCCAATACCTGATGGAGAAGTTACATTGGATGGTGAAGCTCTAAAAACTGAAGGTAGAGAGGAAAAAACACAGTTACTAGAAGAATTAAGAGATTTTTTAGAGTCTGTTTCTTTAACAGAAAAACTAAAGGCAGAGGCAGAGGAATCAAATGCCCAAAGAGAGGTTCTAGCAAAAGCTCCTTTAAACATATACATAGGATAAGAAATGCCATATATTATAGCAGAACCTTGTGTGGGAACTTGTGATACAGCGTGTGTCGAAGTTTGTCCTGTGGATTGTATTCATGGTCCTTACGATAAAGAAGGTGGTGGTGAAGAAGCAAAAGCAGATGGTTTTATTCCAAAGGAAACTGATTCACTTTACATCGATCCTGATGAATGTATAGACTGTGCTGCTTGTGAACCCGAATGTCCAGTAGAAGCAATCTATGAAGAATCAGAGGTTCCGGCAGAGTGGGAAAAATACATAAAACTCAATTATGAGTTTTTTGGTAGGGAGATGAATTAATGTCTGCTACACGACCATTTTTTATTTCCCAAAAAGAAATAAATTTAGTTGACCACATGAATGAAGAACTGATTGATGAAATAGTCGGTCAGTCCGTTGATATTTATAAGGTAGCGCCTGAACATACACCATCAAACATATATGGCGAATCTACCACTAAATATTTTAATGTAGGGTTTAGGGTAAATTGTCTGATACGATATAATGCTCCTGAAGTAGAACAATTTCAAGAAGCAGGACCTGATACAACTTCTACGATTGATTTGATGTTTCAGAGAAATAATTTGGCTAGTGGTTCATTAAACTTTTTTCCTGAAGCTGGTGACATCTGTGATTGGAACAATTGGTATTGGGAAATCAACGGAGTCACAGAACCACAACTTATCGGTGGACATCCAAGTTTTAATCATGCTATAAAAGCTACAGCACATCGTAGTAGATTGTCTTCTATTAATATTGAGGAGAGACCAAGATAATGAGTTTAGAATTATTAAAAGAAAAATTCGGACACTCTGGAGTTACAAAAAAATCAGATAACAGAGAACAAATCCAAGAGAGATTAAATGCTCAGTTTAATAATAGTAGAGGGGATTTTAAAGATATAAAAATTCAACATCAAGAGGAGTTAGAGGAAAAAGATAGAATTATAAAAAATTTGGAAACACAGACTTCTGAATTAGCTACTGAAGTTTTAGAATTAGAAAAAGACAAAGCCGTTCTTTTAGATAATTTAAAAAAATCTAAATGGATGGAAGAAAAAGTTCAGTCAGCATCACAAAAGATATATGAAGATAAACTTAAAAAAATGGAAGTTGTAGATAGTACAGACTTGATTCCTTTATTAATATCCGTTTCGAGAGAAAAACAAGGTAATACAAAATTAAATTGGGGAGAGTGGTTAAAAATACCAGAAAATAAATATCTGTTTCAAATAAATGAAAGTTTAGCCAAAAGAGTATTTGAAGATACTATTGCTTTAATAGATAGAAATGTATCTTATATAAATAGAAAAAGAAGTTATGGTGGAGATGTAGCAGTTGATAAGAATTATGTATTAACATTTGCTGGTGATAGAAGTGGAGCTACAGATTCACATGCAACAACTACTTTTAATCCTGATACTTATTCACTTTGGAATGGATTTACTATTTCATTTTGGGTTAGACCAGATGAAGAAATGAATCAAAAATCAGTTATATTAGGTACGAGAGCTAGTAGTCCAGTTGCAAGATTTCATTTTGGATTATCAGGTGCAGGTGTTGATAA